TATTTTAGACGTTATTCGCAACATTGACGATTTATACGAAAATAACACCAGCCTTGCTATTCTCAAGGATTTTGAGCGTGTGCTAGACGAAATGGATTTATATGCTTATGAGAACTGGGAACAGGGCGAACTAGCGTACGGACCACAAGTCGACCGCCACTGGATTACCGCAGGATTTATGTGGCCCGAGAAGAATATGCCCAATCCTATTGCGGCCAAACGATTGCAGGATTTGGGTTGCAAAATCAAGTACCAACGCAGTCATTTAGTTGAACCTAGAAGAATTAGAACACCTGAAGACATTCGTCCAGGAACTAAAAAAGGTAAACTAGACCGTAAACCAATTTGGATTGTTGAAATTCAAATGCCTAAGAAGATTGCATTTGATATGTATCGTGGTTATATGGATAAGATGAAGGCCGAAAGTCAACCTGATGATTCAGATAAAAAGAAACAAAATCAACAACCTGGTATGATGCCACCAGGGGGCGCAATGCCGCCCGTAGGTGCAATGCCTCCCGTAGGTGCAGCACCAGCCGCACCAACCGCCGGAGCAGCTCCAGCAATTCCAGGAGCACCTGTATAATGATTAACGAAAGTCTTCGAGCTAACGACCTTAGAGGTTTTATTAAAAAAATTATTGAGGTTGATGCATTTAAAAGTAAAATCGGTGACGATGAAGATATTGTAACAATATCTTTTACTGTAGACCAAGAAGATCCTGCTAAAGATTTAGAAAATTTTATTGAGATGGGGTTTGACTTTGTATTAGATGCAGACGTTAGCCCAGGTGAACTTGACGATGGCACTTACAAAGTATACGTGGAATTAGAACGCAGTCGCCATGTTCCAGAACAAATAAGAGAAATTTTAGACGGCGTTGAAAAGATTTCTGGTATTGATAATTTTAAATTTAGATATTTTAAAAATTTTAAAAGTCAAGAAGCAACAGAAGACAACTTAGCTGCTGCAATACCGCTAGATAAAAATAGTTACGATATTGCTACCGAGCGAAGCAAAGTTGATAATTTTCAAGAATTCTTTAGTCGTAGTTATGTAGATGATATACAACTGTTAGACGAATCAATTAGCTTTAAACGTGTCTACGGTGGAAAAGTTCTTTTTAATATCATTACAAGCGGAACAACTAAAGAAGTATTTGATGAGCTAGACGGACCATTTTTACTAGAAAGTAAAAGTATGGCTGAAGTAATGTTTCTAACAAAATATATTGGAAACTACAACATTACAAAAGTTGGAAACGCTTTTGTATTTGAAAACAACGGGTGGGCCGTTGCACTTGAAAGGAAAGAATAATGAGCGGATTTGAGTTTGATTTTACATTAGCAAAGTTTAAAGAGTGTGTGGGTGGAAATCCTCCACATGCTGATCACTGGTATGAAGCACTATGTCAAGTTTTACCCGATTACGATATTCAAACTGTGCCCCGTGTAGCTGCATTTCTAGCACAGACAGCACATGAGTCAGGCGGCTACAGAGCCATTAAAGAAAATTTAAACTACAAAGCAGAAAGTTTAATGCGTGTTTGGCCTAAGTACTTTCCTAATATGGATGTTGCTAGACAATACGCACACAACCAAGAAAAGATTGCTAATAGAGCATACGCAAATCGCATGGGCAACGGCGACGAAGCCAGCGGAGATGGTTGGAAATTCTGCGGGCGTGGCTTAATTCAATTAACTGGAAAGAGTAACTATGAGCGTTACGCAGAAAGTTTAGAAATTAGTCTCGATGAAGCAAGCGAACACTTGACAACCTTCGAAGGTTGTGTACAAAGTGCTGCTTGGTTCTGGGAAGCTAACAACTTAAATCAGTGGGCTGATAAAGGCGACATTCTAACACTAACAAAACGTATTAACGGTGGAACACTAGGATTAGAAGATCGTATCAAGCACTACAATCATGCTATTCACGTTTTAGGACACTAAGATGTTTTGGTTACTGGCGTGGATCCCTGATGGTGTTTTACTATATGTAGTTCACACTATTTTAATAGTAGGAGCGATAAGTTCTTTCTTATCGTTTTTTCTACTGCATAGAATAGTTAGGTGGTTCCCTGCACTAGCACCATATCACTTGTTGTTACAAATTGTCAGTGCTGTACTTTTAGTTGCTGGCATATATTTAAAAGGTGGCTATGATACTGAAGCAGAGTGGCGTCAACGTGTCGCAGAGTTAGAGGCCAAAGTAAAAGAGTCTGAAGAAAAGTCTAAAGAAGTTAATGAAAAGATTGTAGTCAAGTACAAAGATAGAGTAAAAGTAATTAAAGATACTCAAATTGTTGTACAAGAAAAAATTAAAGAAGTTGAAAAACTTGTAGATGCTAAATGTGAAGTAGCACCAGAAGCTGTTAACATTTTAAATGAAGCAGCTAAGAAACCTGAGAGAGGGCAAAAATGAAACTAGTCCTAATCCTAGCAACTACAATATTTTTAACAGGATGTCTTTCTACACCTGTTAAAAGAAACTTCCCAGAAGTTCCAAAAGAACTAATGGAAATTTGTCCTAATTTAAAAGATGTACCAGAAGGTACAACTAAAATGAGTGAAGTGTTAAAAGTAGTAACTGAAAACTACAGTCAATATCACGAGTGCCAATTCAAAAGCGAACTTTGGAAGGAGTGGTATGAAACACAAAAACAAAATTTTGATAGCGTAAAGTAAATATTCGAAAGGAGCGCAAATGGCATTACACGATTCAATATTGAAAATGATCAATAAGGAGCCCAAAGACCCGGATGCACCAAAGCCGGTAGCTGGTTCACGTTCAGAGCGTGAAGCAAAGATTAAAGATAAAGCAGGTATGGTTATTTCTGTATTTGCATTGTTCCTAGCAGTAAATTCATGGTACGGTGGCAAGTTAAGTTCAACAGTATTAAACAACACACTAGGCGCAAACAATGCTTGGGCACAGTACCAAGCAAAAAATAATAGATTGGTTAGTTACGAAATTGCTAGTAAAACTACTAGCGATCCTAAACTCAAAGCAGAGTTTAAAGCAGAAGCAGAACGTATGGATGCTGACAAGAAAGAAATTGCTGTAAATGCTCGCAAGATGGAAGCAGAGCGTGAACTAGCAAAGAAATCTAGTCCATGGATTGGTTACGCAAGTACAGCATATCAATTAGCAATCGTTGTATTATCAGCAAGTATCCTTGCAGTTAGTATGCCGATGTTCTGGGCAAGTTTTGCAGTAGCAGGTGTGGGTATCTTTTTAAGTGCCCAAGGTGTACTTTTATTTTTATAATTAGGAGCAAGTAAATGTCAACAGCAGAAGAATACGCAAAAATGAGCGATGCTGAAAAGAAAAAAGAGGATTGGATGAACAGCAAGTGGCGTCCTATGATGGGATGGCTGTACATGGGTGTTTGTGCATTTGACTTTGTTCTATTTCCAATAATGTGGAGTATGTTGCAGGCTGTAATGAAGGTTGGAACTATTACACAATGGCAACCTTTAACACTACAGGGTGCCGGACTATTTCACATCGCAATGGGTGCGGTACTAGGTATTGCGGCTTTTGGTCGTACACAAGAAAAATTAAATGGAGCAAATAATGGCGGAGCAACACAACCAACAGGCTTTAGCGTACCTGCGCCAGCACCAAGCAGTTTCTCAGCACCAGTTGCGCCAAGTGTCCCAGCACCAAGCGCCTCAAGTAGCTTTAGCGGAAGCGGCTTTGGAAGCGTATCTAGTTCAGCACCAGCACCAAGCTTCGGGGGAAGTTTTGGTTCCTCAGCACCAATAGCAACAACAGCTAGCGGTAAAAAGATTGTACCAACAGACGATCCAGTTCTATAAAGGAAACTTAAAATGAAAAAAATATTAGCACTTTTAGCGTTATGTGTTGCCAGCACAGCATTTGCCGGTGGCGAAGTGAAAGAAGTTTGCAAGGACAAAGTAGACAAAGCCGGAAAAGTTGTTAAAGACAAAAAAGGCGCAGTAGTCCAAGAATGCAAGAAAATCAAAGTTCACAAGAAAGTAGAAGGCGAAAAAGTACCAGAACCAACCAAGAAGAAATAACAAAATTTCAATTGGCTTGACAGGTCAATGTAAATATAGTACTATCTATATTACTTGACCTGTTTTTATGACTATGAACGACCACTATAAAACCTTAGGAGTAAATCCAAACGCATCTCCAGATGAAATCAAAAAAGCCTACAGAAAATTGGCTAATCAGCATCATCCTGATAAGGGCGGAGATCAAGCTGTATTCAAAGATATAAGTGTTGCATATGATACACTAAGTGATGGACAAAAGAGAGCCGAATACGATCAAATGCGTATGGGCGGTCCGCAAGTAAAATTTCAATCAGGAGATTTCCAAGATTTTGCTGATATTTTTGGCGGAGCATTTGATCCGTTTGGACACAGATCAAACCCATTCTTTGATGTATTTGGTAGACAAAAAAAGAATCGCGACTTAAACATTCAATGTCAAATTTCTTTACTTGATTCGTTTGTTGGAAAACAACTAGAAGCAAACTACAAATTACCTAGCGGAAAACCACAAACTGTAGTTATAAATGTCCCGGCTGGTATATCGCATGGCGAAACTATTCGTTATCAGGGCCTAGGAGATGATAGTTTTCCAAACATGCCGCGTGGTAACCTTAATGTTACTGTAGTTGTCTTACCGGATGCTAACTTCCGAAGACAAGGCCTGGATTTATACACAACAGTGAACATTAGTCCAATAGAGGCTATGATTGGCACTAGAAAACGTGTAAAATACATTACTGGCGAAGACAAAGAAATTGATATAAGGGCAGGTGTTGAAACCGGTATCGAATACGCCAGCAACGGTTACGGGTTTACTGAACCTCGAAACGGACAACGAGGAAGATTTGTTATAGTAGTAAACATCCGAACACCGCACATCAGTGACCCTGATATTATACGAAGGCTACGAGAAATCAATGATGAAATTAGTATTAGATCCTGATCCAATACTCAAACAACGAGCAGTCGAATGGGACTTTGCTGTTGATAAAGATGCCGAAAAAGTCGAAGCAGACATGACTGAGATCATGAAAACATTCCATGGCAGAGGACTTGCTGGTAACCAAGTTGGTTTGTTAAAGCGTGTCTTTATAATCAAACTTGAAAGTACTGGCGAAACATTGGCCATGTTCAATCCTAAAATTATTGAAACTAGCTCAAATGAAAATTCAGCCGAAGAAGGATGTTTGAGTTTTCCATCCCTTTGGTTAGATGTTAAAAGACCCGTAACGGTCAAAGTCGAATATCTTGACAAACATGGCAAAGAATGTCAAAATACACTATCCGGCATAGATGCAAGATGTTTCTTACATGAACTGGATCATTTAGACGGAATTGTGTTTACAAACAAAGTAAGTCAAATGAAACTTATTTTAGCCAAAAAAAAACAGAGGAAATATAATGGTAGAACCAAGTGATAACCTACAAGCAGTTTTTGAAAAAGCAATCGATACTGCTAAAAAACTACATCATGAATATCTAACAATCGAACATTTGTTATTTGCAATTCTGATGGAGGAAGGTTTCAACAAAACACTCCAGGGTTACGGAACAAACGTAGACACTTTTAGAAAAAATTTAGCCAACTATTTGCAATCTAAATGTCAAGAAATTACCGTTGAAGATGTTGTAGTAAAACCTAAGAAGACCCAAAGTGTTGAACGTATTCTAAACAGAGCATTCACACAAGTATTGTTTAATGGTCGTCAACGAATCGAACCTGCTGATGTATTTTTAGCCATGATGAGCGAAAAGCGCAGTTGGGCATTTTATTACATCCAACAGGCAGAAATTGATAAAGATAAATTTGCAGACTACCTAAACAGTTCTGTTGAAGAAAGCGAAGAAGAAGACGATCCAAGAGAAGGAATGGCTAATAAGGCGCTTAGTGCCTTTACGACTAACCTTAACGAAGCAGTTAAAAAGAATAAAATTGACCCGGTTATCGGCCGTGTAGAAGAACTGGAAAACATTTCGTTGGCCATGGGCAGGCGTAATAAGAATAATGTAATCTTAGTTGGAGATCCTGGTGTAGGTAAGACTGCTATAGCAGAAGGACTTGCCTTCAATATTGTTAAGGGTGCTATCCCAGACTTCTTAAAGGATTACACAGTTTATAATTTAGACATTAGCAGTATGCTGGCTGGTAGCAAATACCGCGGAGACTTTGAAGAAAGATTTAAAGCAGTGCTCAAAGGCCTTAACAAAAAAGGAAAAACTATTCTTTTTATTGACGAAGCACACATGATTAGCGGTGCTGGATCTGCCAGCAACTCGGCAAACGACCTTGCTAACATGATGAAGCCTGCATTAAGCAAAGGCAACATTAAAGTTATTGCCAGTACAACGTGGGAAGAGTATCGCAAGCACTTTGAAAAGGATCGTGCTCTAATGCGTCGTTTCCAACGCATTACTGTTGACGAACCAACACAAGAAGTAACTCTGCAGATTCTTAAAGGACTTAAAAAGTACTACGAAGAATTCCACAAAGTTAAAATTAAAGACGATGCGCTACAGTCGGCTATTAAACTAAGTGTAAAATATCAAACAGATAAAAAGCTACCAGATAAGGCTATTGACTTGATTGATTTGGCTTGCAGTCGCTTTAACTTAAAATTAGCAGAAGAACGCATTGTAACAGAAAAAGAAATTGAACACGAACTAAGCAAAGTAACTCAGTTACCTGAAGAAATTGTCAGCGAAACTGAAAGCCACAACCTTGCTACATTGCAGGAAAAACTGCACAGAGATGTGTATGGTCAAGACTTGGCTGTGCAAGAAGTTGTTGATAGAATTATTGTTGCTCAAGCAGGTCTCAAGAACGAAAACAAACCAGTTGGTAGTTTTGTGTTTATGGGCCCAACTGGTTGCGGTAAAACAGAAACAGCAAAATCGTTAGCTAAACACTTAGGTGTTAAACTGTTACGTTTCGATATGTCAGAGTATCAGGAAAAGCACAGCATTAGTAAACTTATTGGTAGCCCACCAGGTTATGTTGGTTTTGAAGAAAATGCAGGACAGTTGATTACTAGTATTCAAGAAAATCCTAACGCAGTTTTGTTATTTGACGAAATTGAAAAGTCACACCCCGATGTTTCAACTGTGTTGTTACAAATGATGGATAACGGATTTATTACAGGATCTAACGGTAAAAAAGCAGACTGTCGTCAGATTGTGTTGATTCTTACAACTAACGCCGGTGCTCAAGAAGCAGATAAGAATCAAATTGGTTTTGGAAGCCAACAAAAAGAATATAGTGATAAAGAGTTAAACAAATTCTTTAGTCCAGAATTCCGCAATCGTTTAGACGGTATCATTACGTTCAGTAAACTAGGCAAAGAAACAATGTCTAAAGTTGTTAACAAGTTTATTGATGAACTTAAAGAGCAAGTAAAAGAAAAAGGTATTCGAATTAAAGCAGATAAAGATGCCGTTAATTGGTTAATCGAAAAAGGCTTTGACACTAAGATGGGTGCTCGTCCGTTACAACGTGTTATTGATAAAGAGATTAAACGAGATCTTGCTAAAATGATGCTGTTTGGTGATTTGAAAAATGGCGGGTGGTTAACTATTAGCATTGAGGACGATAAGATCATGCTTATTGCTAAACCAAAGTTACCAAAAGTTCCGTTACTTGCCGTAGACAACGTTGATATATTAGTAGACGATGCTAACGAAAGTAACTAAAAAATTATTCAACGGAAAGTACCAGTACAAATTAGTTTTAGTTTGTGCTGGTTCTAACTGGTTTAGGGGCGGAGATTGGTCCGGCACATTAGAGAATCTTAAAAAGATTACCTTAAAGGCTGATAGTAGGCACAACAATAATTCTATAAAAACACAAGAAGACTTGGACTATGCGTTTAAACTTCAGTCTCAATTAAAAAAGTCTCAAGATTTAATAGTGCGTGTAGAAACACCGTGGATTAGTGTTTACACAAACAACAAGTCAACCATCGACTCGTTAATAAAGCTAGATAAAACAAAAGTAAAATATGTATGTGTTCCGCCGGCAAATAATGCTCTAACCGAAGGCGTTGTAATTTTACCTAAAATCAATTTTGACTTTAAAGTAACTTTAGGAAAAACTGACTCTGCACAGCTCGCTTTTATCGAATGGGCCGAAAATAGCTCAAAAGTTAAGCTGACTAAGAGTTGCAGGCACGAGCTCATGCGAGATCGCAGTTGGGGCGGAACTTACTTCTACATCACGGGCGAAAAGAACCTTTTGCTGGCAAAAATGCACTTAGGCGGCTCAATAAACAAGATTGAGCGCATTATCAAAGGCTGAAGCCTAAAACCTGTTTCCGATAAATAGTATATTACTACAGAATAACTGTGACTATAACTTACGGGCTTAAATTATGAGAATTAGAGAACTACTCGAGGGCAGAAAGTTTAATGATTTAGACTTTGTTACCAAAGACGAAGACGGGGAAAGAATTAACTACGATTTAATAGAAGATTTAACATTCTTCATGAATAACGACGACGATACTTATAGACGTCATGTATACCCAAGTTTAGTCAAGTGTATAGACAAGTTAAAAGCAAAACAAGACGTATCACCGTCTTTTTTTGAATCTGCTGTTGAAAAAAGCTACGAAAACTATTGCAAACAGTACCCTGTACGTCACTTACCGTCTGTTTTAGATAAAGAAATGTTTGAAGAAATTTGTAAGAAAATACATGAAGACATGTGTAAAGATTACGAAGACGGAAAGTATAAGGATTAAACTGTGCTACTTCGAGAATTATTCTATGTTGAAAATGCGCCTGCTAAGAAAAAACTTGGCCGTGCATTTAACCACCTAGAAGATTTAGTATTCTTTTACGGTAGCGAAGGTACATTGGAAGCATTGGATCACTTGAAAGAAATTGCAACAGCCGAAGGTGCAAAAAGTGTGAGAATGAAATGGGACGGCAATCCTCAAATATATTGGGGCAGAGAGCAAGCCGGTGGACCGTTAGTACTTGCAGGACACAACGGTTGGAGCCGTGGTGCAAAGTATTCCAATAAAAAAGATATCTATAATTTTATTGCCAACCAAAGCGGAAAACCTGGCACACCCGAACAACAAGCAGAACGACAGGCGTTTGCCAAACAGTTTGCTAATTTGCATCCACTATTCGATGCTGCTACTCCAAGAGACTTTGTTGGGTTTGTCTATGCCGATGGTTTGTTTTTACAACGTCCTCAATTAGGGCAAGATGGTGTCTATACATTCTGTCCTAATCCCAATAGTCAAACTTGCTATCATGTTCGAGCCGATAGCGAACTAGGTCAACGTATTGCAGGATCACAAGTAATGGTTGTAGGCCATGCATACTTTCCTTCTTTTGGTATGGACGATAGCGAGCAAGAGCCAATGGACGATTTTAATATGTTTAATCAAACACCTGGGCTCATTGTTCAAGGACCAATTTATAATCAAGCAGAAGTTAAAATAGATACTAGAGAAATTGATCAAGTTGAAAACTATCTTAAACAACACGCATCTCAAATTGACGGATTCTTACAAGGTGTACCCGGTTTAAGCGACTTAAAAGAAATTATATACAAATTTGTAAATCAAACTGCAAAATCTAAAAATTTAGATAATATAGGAACTGATTTATTTTTCCAATGGCTCAGTGGTAGTGGCGTAAGCGGCCCTAAGATGCAAAAAATTAATCAACTGAGTCAACAGTTTAACAGCGCATTGTCAGCAATTTTTACACTAGTACGACAAATACAAGATATTAAAGACAATGTAATTGATCAAATTGAAGCAGGACATACTGCCGATGTATGGGATACTAATGGCGAAGGTCGTGTTAGATATGCAGGCGCAGGCAAGAAATTTGGTAATGTTAAATTAGTACCTAGAAAACGTTGGACACCAAAATGAGACTAAGAGAATTATTTGAAAACGTATACGAAATACAAGACGATAGTAAACCGTTTGACGGCGGCTTAAAGACTATTGGTATTTGCTATGGTCGTTGGAATCCTCCACACAAAGGACATAGAGAAGTTTGGAAGGAAGCCAGTAAGAATCCTATATGGTTTGTTGGTACTAATCAAGATACAGAAGGTCCTAAAGACCCGTTACCGTACGAAGTAAAATTACAATGTATGGCCGCTGTGTGGCCAAAAGTAGCAGGGCATGTTATTCCAGAACAAGATTTGTTTGTTATGGCTACACACATTTATGAAAAATACGGCGAAAATGTACAGTTAAATGTTTATACAGATGAAGAATGGTTGGCTAGTAGTTTACAAAAATACAATGGCCTCATGGATCAAAAACATGGCGGTTACAAGTTTTCTCAAATAGACTGGAAGAAAACAGCACGTCTAGCTCGTGCTACAGATTTAAGACAATCAGTTCGCAACGGAGATCGCAAAAAGTTTTATCAGGATGCTGGAATTCCATCAAACGCAATGATTACAATTGGCGAAAAAGCATATCCTTTATTTGACATAGTTGCTCATTACTTACTCAAATATCCAGAAAAAGGTAAGAAGCCAGCAGTTGCGGAAGGATCATCGGGTAAAGTAGGTAAAGGTGGAACAAAGCCTATTGACAAAGAAATGAAGGCGGCTATGAAAAACGCCACTACTGTGCCAGGATTAAATATGGCAACTGGTAGTATGTATAAAAATTATAGGATGGGAATTGCACTAGCGGGTGCACCGACTTTCCCTACAAAAATTGAAGCAGACAATTGGATCGGCGGAGATCCATTAATCAGCTCATATACCGAGGAAGAATACGAAATGGTCAAAGCGGCAGCTAAACAAGTGGGTGCTGGAAAGATTCAAAACTGGTCTGGTGACAGAAGCAAAGAAATTGCAGATGTAAATAAAACTAGTCCGATAGCAAAACCTAAAAAGAACAAGTACGGAGTTTAAAAGTGGAAGACGACAAATATTTTGCAGCGTTAAAAACAGCATTTGCTAGTGAATACGCCTTTGCATTAAAAGCACAGAATTTTCATTGGAACGTTGAAGGTCCTAACTTTCCACAATATCACGCATTGTTTGAAAAAATCTACGACGAAGTGTATGGTGTTATTGACGACTTTGCAGAAAATCTACGCAAAGTAGGAACTTATACACCAGCAAGTTTTTCAAGATTTAATATGTTAACAGTGGTAGAAGACGAAACACAACTGTTAGACGAGCGTTCAATGTTAATGGAACTGTACGAAGATAGTGAAAAAATGGCCAACATTTTTAAAGCTATTTTTCAACTAGCTGAAGAGCGTGGTGATCACGGATTAAGTGATTTTTTTGCGGCACGTCAAGACGCACATAAAAAGCACAGTTGGATGTTAAGAGCAACATTAAAGTAATATGGACGAATTAGCTCAAATTAAATTGTTAGCTGGAGTAGTTAAACCTTTTCCAGGATTAAAAGAATATTCTATCGAAGACGGTAGCAATATTAGTTTGACTGGCAATGAAAAAGGCGAGCTAATGAAGAAGCATAAGATTCAGCCTGGAACTCCTGAATGGTTTCAGCTGTGGTTTAGTTTACCAAAACTTACAGGAGAAAAACCTGTTGGTCCAGGCATAAGGAAAAAATAATGAAAGTTACTGAAATTTTAAACGAAGTTAGCCTAGGCGATTATCATAAAAAAGCCACTATGGACAGGGCTATGTCACAAATGAGTGCAGCCTTTGGCAAACCAGAAGATAAAGAAAAACATCTACATAAAGCAGGCCGCCGTGAAAGAGGGCTCAGCCGTGCTAAAGTTCGTAGTGATAAAGCTCGTGCTGAATATGAAGCAAAAGCAAGAGCAGATGCATTAGAAAAAGACCGAGCTAATCGTCCAGAATTAGAAGCAAAGTTAAAAAAATTAAAAGCACAATTTGATCCTAATTATGAATATAGCGATGATCATAGTTTTTGGAGTCAGCAAAGAGATATAAAAAGTGCTATTAATAGTTTAGAACGCAGGCTTTCTCAACTAGATGAAACAGCAACCCCTGGTGCTACTAGTGCAGCAAACGTAGGCACAGTAGATGCACCACATATTAGTCCTGGTAAAGCTAGGGGCAAAAAGAGCTACACAGGCAGTCCGTGGGGCGGAAAAAGCGGTACTAAAGCACCTCCACAGCCTAAAGTAAAACAACCTAAGAAATCAGACGGTACAGCAGTAAACGGATTAGACATAAAAGGCGCCAGTTTATTTGGCGGTCCTCCAGTCAAAAGAAGCTAAATATACGATAACGGAGTTTATACCATGCACGACGACATGCAACCAGATACATTAAATCCAGCACCAGTTGCTGGCGCACAACAAGACCACGAAGGCGCTATGGCCCGTGCCGATCTTTACAAACTAGCTAACTACTCGCTAAAGTTGTTCAAGAAAATGGACGACACACAGCAGCTAGAAGGATGGGTACAAGCCAAGATTACTAAAGCTGCCGACTACATTGCCAGTGTTTATCATTACTTAGAATACGAAATGAAGTTTAACGAGTATGGCGAACATTTAGCTAATGCTGAAGTTATGAGTGAAGGCCAAAAAGCTGCTATTAAGAATAAACTAATGGAAGCTAAACAAAAGATGGCTGAACTTAAAAAGATTCAAGCAGATAAATTAACTGACAAGAAAGTTCAGGAAGGTGTACTAAGCGGCGGTGAGCGTGAGTGTACAGAATGTGGCGGTACTGGTATGGTATACGAAGAGCCAAAAGCAGTTCCAGCTCACGTAAAAGGTAAAGTAGACAAATATAAGCGTTTAACAAAAGCGATGCATGCCGCTAACAAACGTTTAGACAAAAATAATAATGGTATTCCGGATAATCTAGAAAACGACCAAGAAGTTGAAGAAGATTTAAAAAATGTTGGAGATACTAAGAAATCTTCATCAGGTGGTACAATAACCAAGACTGCTACTGGCATCAAGCACGAGCGCGATCCAAGCAGTTACGACGATGGCGGTGACGAGTTAGATTCTATGGCCAAATCTGGTAAAGGTAAAAAGAGTCACGCCAAGGCACAATCAGCTGCAGAAAAGAAAGACCGTGCACCTAAACAAAAGCAAAGTCCAAAGAGTGCCAAGACATGGGGCATGAAGGACGGCGAAAAGTTTGACAACCGTGATAAAACAGTTGACGAAACGTTTGGCCAAGGTGTTTATGCAGAAGGTAAAGCTAACAAAGACTATGACGGCGACGGCAAAGTAGAGTCTGATAAAGACGAAGTATGGGGATCACGTGCTAAAGCAGCAGCTAAAGCAGGTAAACCTTTTGGTAAAGACAAAAAAGTTAAAGAAGGTTTAAAAGGCAACCAACATAAACTAGACGTTGACGATGATGGCGATATCGAAGGCGATGATTTAGCCGATTTACGTGCAGGTAAAAAGAAGAAAGATAAAAAAGTAGATGAAGCGGCTTTATGGAAACTTAAGGCAAAAGCACTAAAAGAAAATCTAGATTCACTAGCACCTAGCCTAGAAGTCGAATTAGACGAAGCAGGTGAAGTTGACTTAACAGCTATGTTACAACAGATTCAACAAATGGATCCAAAAGGTCTACAGCAGGCCATTTCAGCTGAAGAAACTGCACCCGGCTCAATTGCCAAGTTTGTTGATTCCAAAATGATGGGATTAAAAGGTGCTCAAGGTACTCCGGGCGCAACAATGGGTCAAGCAGCAACGGGTGCGACTCCTGCACCAGGTGCAGCTCCTGCTCAAGGTGCAACAGACGATACAGCTAAACCACAGCAAACAAACACACCAAGTGCAGATCCAGAAAAAAGTGCTCAACCAGCAGCAGAATCTGTTGAGTTTAACCGCATCAAAGCATTAGCAGGACTATAATATGAGTCTTAAAAACGACATAACAAAGTTCTTGTCTATTGTAGACAAGAACGATGTTAAAATTATAAAAGAAGAAATAGATAATAACAAAGTCTTAAACGAAGGTGCTAATCCTCATAAAGTGTCTTTGCCTGTGCAAATGGTCATGCAACACTATCAAAAGGATACGTCAAATTCTTTGTTAAGAAAGTATTTTAAAGAAGCAGAAGAATCTGCATTTGAAAAAACTGCTGAACGTAAAGCATTACTATCACAGTATGCACAGCAAATTTCTAAGAAAGTTTTAGAACGAAATAAAACATTTGAAGATGCTAATAACTTAGCACAAAGTTATATTAGCCAATTAACTGCTATGATGCAACAGGCCACACAACCCTGGGAAAAGAAACAATTAGAGTACCGCATCAAAGCCGTGCAACAAGGAATGGTTCCACAGAATAAGAAAATTCTGCCTCCTGCTGAATGGGAAAGATCAACAGATCCAACAACCATTGCACGTATTATTGGCAAGGACGGGCTAAGTCCAGAATATTTAGAAAAATCAAACATGTTTGGTCGTGGCTTAGACTACATTGGTTTACCAGGACAGCATCCAACAAATCCAAACTTAAAATTTGAATCAGGAAAATAAAATGAATATCAGAGACCTACTTGATAAACTAGACGACATTGAACAACAAAAATTACTAGACGAAGCAGAAGACCTGTTAGAAAAAGTAGGTTTACGATTAGCTGACTATACTGCCGCTGTTAGAGGCATTACCAATGCAGATGAACGTGCTGCTAAGATTGGTGAGTTTGCAAGACAGTATGGTTATTCAGGTTTGTTTGATCCTATTACAGGTAAATTTGTTAACGCAGACGGCAAGTTTGCGTTTTTTGGTGGATACGAGGCCGAAGTAAGACAATTAGCAGCCAAAGGACTAATCCCAGATGCAGCTAAAACTACTGCGGTGTTAGGACTAATGGGTCAAGACGAAAAGGTTGCTAAACCAACTAGTCAAACTGCTGAAAAATTATATTTACAAATCGATAAAGCAGACGAGCTGATTAAGAAAGCCGTCGAAGCACCTGTTAGTGAAGGTCTTGCAGAATCTTTATTACGCGAATTTGGAATTAATACAAATCTATTAGAAGCAATTACTCCAGAAGAGCATCAACTAATTAAAAAAACAAGAACTGATATTGAACCATTACTTAAACAAGGCGATGGCGATGCTGTAGAATACAAAGGAAATTACGAAAACTATATTAGAATGCGTAATGAACTAATTGCTAAAATTAACGCATTAATTGAAGCAATTAAAAAACTAGGTGCACCTAAACCTGCTCCAGCGCCAAATAGTCAAAGATCAGGTGGTGCAACAACACCCGCTAACGAATCTGTAGACTATGCAAATCGTCAATTGTTATCTGAACTATCACTAACACCAGCAGGCCAAAAGGCTAAAGCTCAAATTTATAAACCTGACTGGAAAGGTTATCTAAGTCCAGAACAAACGGCGCATAACATTTCCTTACTTAAGAAAGGTTATGCTAAGTTAGATGCAGGCGATCATGTTGGACAAAACCTCAAAGACTTTGCTAATATGGCTACATTTGGATTCGCTGATAAAGCTGCAGCATTGGCTAGCAGTGCATTTGATCCAAATACTACATATGATGCAGAACTATTAAAACATAGAGCAGCTACTGATGCGTACAACAGAAATGACAACGCAGGTAACCTACGTAATGCAGTTAAAGCAGTAACTGGCTATGAGATGGACAAAGACAACATGTTTGGTAACATGACTCCCGGCGATGTTGCTGGTGCAATAGTTACTGGATCAGGGTTGTATAATCTTGGCGCACAAGGTGTCGCAAAAGCAGGAGGAGGCAAACTTGCTCAAGTTCTTGGAGGAACTACAACAGGCGTTGTTGCTCCAGTGGCGGCAGCACTAACCATTGGTGAACCAACGTCAGGCCCAAGACCTGGCCCAAGACCTGGCCCAAGACCAGTTAGACCTCAACCAAACCTGGCTGTTGCACAGATGCAAAGAGAATTAAAAGCAGCTGGGGCGGACCTAGGCACTTACGGTGCGAATAAAGACGGTGTAGACGGAATTCTTGGCGGGCCAAACAGCAAGACTAATCAGGCTTTGAAAAAGTATCCTGAAATTGCTAAAAAATACGGATTTGGTACTGCTACATCAAGTGCAACTCAACCCGATGCAGTAAACCAACCAGCAGCAAGTAACTCAACAGATTCTAACCCAACGGATTCAAGACTAGCAGGAGGAACACAAACTGCACCGGCTGATGCTCCTTCTCCTGTTAATCAAACAGCAGATCAAGCAGTAGTTCCAGCAGATGCACCTGGACAGTCAACAGCAGTAGCCAGTGCCGATGCCGTTAATCCACAACAAGTACAATCAGCATTAGCACAAGTAGGTGTTAAAGGCAACACAATTACACCAGATCAGTTGTTAGCACTAGCTGACATAGTAATTGGACCTGACAGCTCTGCACAAGCACCAGCTACTCTAGCTGAAAATTCAGAACTAGGCAGAATATTAAAGTTGTCAGGATTAAATGAAGCGCCTGCTGATTCATTACTAAGAAGTATTTTTACAGGCGCTGGAAGATCAGGCGCAGACGATGCGGCTAGAGCAACAGTTGGATCTACAACCAGAGCATCAACAGGGGCTGCAACTAGAGCAGCAGATGAACTCACTGGTTCTGTATTTAGAAAAAATGGTATTAACTGGCGTCAACGTGTAGATGGTTTCTGGATAGGTAAAGATAAGAACGGTAAAGAACTTATTAGATCCGCAGAAGATATTGGATACAGAAGCGGTAAAGCTCAAGGACAACTAAGCCCTGGCGGTGTTAGACCTGGTAGTTCTACAAATCCGGCAGCTGTTGCTAGTCAAAGAGCTGCTAATGCAGTTGACGACATGGTGCGAGGAAGCGTAAGGGCTAATGCCGATGATGCGGCAAGAGCAGCTGCAGGTACTGTTGATGATGCGGCAAGAGCAGCTGCAGGTACTGTTGATGATGCGGCAAGAGGTGCGGCAAATGCGGCAGATGATGTAGCTAAGAATTGGGCTTATAAACTTGGGCACTTAGGCGGACGTTTTGCAAGACTAGTGAAAAATAACAAGTGGTTAGCATTACTAGCTGCCCTAACAGCACTTGGCATTTACATGTACAATAAGGATGACAAGACCGACCCAACGCCAGGTCCAGGTCCAAATCCTCCAAGACCACAACCGGGCCCAACACCACCAGGACCAAGCGAAGAAGATAAAAAGAGAGAAGAGGAACGTAAACGCAATTTAGACGAACTTAATAATCTTCTAAAACGTTTAGTTGGCGGATGGCCTACTGATCCAGAAACTGCTCAAACTATCCAATCAGCTGTAGCAGTTGGCGGTAAAGCGCCAGAAGGATTTAAAGCAGGCGGCGGTGTAGCGACTCAACCTGCTGCTAATGCAGCATCTGGAGAATATCGAAGTCTTGTAAATGCCAATACTAATGCAGAAGCGCAAAGACAGGCCGATGCAGGTGGTATACCTCAAGTCGCAGTTCCTTACCAAGACTCAAAAAAAAAGTAACAACATCTGATAACACTAGTACGGTGCCTAAAAACACCGTACAATTAACTGCTAAAGAAAGATCAGATATTGACATGGCATTTCAATATCCATCATTAGCAAGAGGTGAAGTTAGAAAAGCATATGACAATGCCACTCCTGAAAAAAGAGCGGCTGTTAAACAATATCTAGACAGTAAAGGTTATGATGCTAAAAAGACATTTGGCATAGACTTTTCAGCATAAACAAAACGGCAGATTTATTTTGCCGTTTTTTAATTTCACTCTTGATTTACAAACATAAGTATAGTACAATAGGCATATTATTAGGAGATTTATATGGGCGGTCGTTCATACGGTGCAGAAGAAAAGGCTAAATTGGAACGTTTAATTAGCGAAGGTTCCACAGTATTACGTGAAATTGAAGATTTACAAGAAGGCTTAAAAGAAACTGTTAAAGCAGTTGCTGAAGAATTACAAGTAAAACCTAGTGTTATTAATAAAGCAATTAAAATTGCTCACAAAGGCGATTGGAGCCAGTATAACGAAGACTGGGAAGAAATTGAAGCAATTTTGGATATTACAAAACGTATCTAAACTTGTTATAATATAAGGGCAAGGCAGGCCATAATCTGCCATTTAGGTGTTTGCGAGCCACAAATCGCAAGGGAGAAAAAATTTATGTCTTATGTAGACGCTTGGTTTGACCGCGATAATGATATTATTCGTGTTGTTGAACGTAACAAGAAAGGTGAAAGGGAATTTAGAGATATTCCTGTACGCCACACATTATATGTTAAAGACCCAAAGGGCAAACATTTATCAATTTACAGCGAAGCAGTAACTCGCATTGTTTGTAAAAATACCAAAGAACTTCGTAAGGAAATGGCCATTAACAGTGGCAAAACACTTTATGAAGCAGATATCAATCCAATCTTTGTCTGTTTAAGTGAAAACTATCTCAATCAAGATGCACCAAAACTAAATGCTGCATTTTTCGATATTGAGGTAGACTTTGATCCAGAGCGCGGCTATGCTAGTCCAGACGATGCATTTATGCCCATTACTGCGATTGCAGTCTACCTACAATGGCTAGAGACTATGGTTTGTTTGGCTATACCTCCAAAGACTATGACTATGGAGCAGGCCAAAGAAGCAGTCAAAGAATTTCCTAACACATATTTGTTTGACAACGAAGCAGAGATGTTAGACATGTTCTTAGATCTCATTGCAGAAGCAGATGTGTTGTCTGGTTGGAACAGTGAAGGTTTTGATATTCCTTATACTGTTAATCGTGTTACCAAAGTATTAAGCAAAGAAGATACTAGACGCTTTTGTTTGTTTGATCAATTGCCTCGTAAACGTGAATATGAAAAATTTGGTCGTAATGCAACAACTTACGATATGATTGGCCGTGTTCACGTAGACTACCTTGAACTTTATAGAAAGTACACATATGAAGAAAGACACTCCTATCGATTGGATGCCATCGCGGAATACGAACTTGGTGAAAGAAAAACCCAATACGAAGGAACGTTGGACCAACTATACAACAATGACTTCAAAACATTTGTGGAATACAACAGACAAGACTGTGCGCTCTTGGACAGACTTGATAAAAAACTAAAGTTCCTAGACTTAGCCAATACACTGGCGCATGAAAACACAGTATTGTTACAAACAACAATGGGTGCTGTGGCTGTGACAGAACAGGCCATTATTAACGAAGCACATCGCAGAGGATTTGTTGTTCCTAATCGTCCAAAGATGGCAGAAAGAGAAAGTAATGAAGGTGCAGCTGGTGCTTACGTTGCATATCCAAAAGAAGGCATTCAAGACTGGGTCGGTTCGCTAGACATTAACAGTCTGTATCCCAGTGCCATTCGTGCGTTAAACATGGGGCCAGAAACTATTGTTGGTCAGTTACGTCAAACAATGACAGAAGATTTCCTACAAAATCAAATGGCCAAAGGCAAATCGTTTGCCGCGGCATGGGAGGGGGTGTTCGGCAGTTTAGAATACACAGCAGTGATGAATCAAGAGATTGGAACAGACATTGCTATTGACTGGGAAGATGGCACTAGTGATGTTGTTAGTGCCGCAGAAGTTTATAAATTAATTTTTGAAAGCAATCAGCCTTGGATGCTTTCGGCTAACGGTACAATTTTTACCTACGAAAAAGAAGGTATCATTCCAGGGCTACTAAAACGTTGGTATGCAGAACGTAAAGAAATGCAGGCCAAGTTAAAGGAGGCTATAAATGCTGGAAATAAAATTGAAGAAGAGTATTGGGATAAGCGACAGTTGGTTAAAAAGATTAACCTTAACTCGCTCTATGGCGCCATTCTTAATCCTGGCTGTCGCTTTTTTGATAAGCGCATCGGCCAATCTACAACTCTTACAGGAAGACAGATCGCAAAGCATATGGCTGGAAAAGTCAATGAGATCGTTGCGGGAGAATATAACCATGTGGGTAAGGCAATTATCTACGGAGACACAGACTCCTGTTATTTCTCTGCTTACAAGACGTTAAAGAAAGAAATTGATGCAGGACATATTCCTTGGACTAAAGAAACTGTTGTAGCATTGTATGACCAAATTGGTGATGAAGTGAACACTACATTCCCACAGTTCATGTTAGACTTTTTCCATTGTCCAAAGTCACGCGGCGAGGTGATCAAAGCAGGTCGAGAAATTGTTGGTAGTAAGAGTTTGTTTATTACTAAAAAACGTTATGCCGTTCTGTACTACGACAAGGAAGGAAAACGAGCTGACATAGATGGTAAACCTGGCAAGATTAAAGCCATGGGGTTGGACCTTAAGCGTAGTGACACACCAGAATTCATTCAAAACTTCTTAAGCGATGTTCTTGAAATGGTGCTAACCGGTTCTACTGAAGAACAAGTACTTGAACACATTACACATTTCCGTACAGCGTTCAAAGCAAGACCTGGTTGGGAAAAAGGCAGTCCTAAACGTGCCAATAACATTACAGAGTACGAAGCCAAAGAAAAGAAAGCAGGCAAAGCAAACATGCCAGGGCATGTTCGTGCAAGTATTAACTGGAATACACTAAAACGTATGTACGGTGACAAGTATAGTATGAACATTACCGATGGTGCTAAAGTTATTGTTTGTAAACTAAAACAAAATCCGTTAGGATTCACTAGTGTTGCATATCCAGTGGACGAATTACGTTTGCCTCAGTGGTTTAAAGATTTACCGTTTGACCATGATGAAATGGAAGCTACAATTATTGACAACAAGTTAAGTAACCTCATTGGTGTACTTAACTGGGATATTAAATCAACTGAGGAGAAGAACACGTTTAACAGCCTGTTCGAGTTTTAATATGAAGATAATTATCGCAGGATATGGATTTGTAGGCAAAGCAGTTGCTAATGCACTAAAAGACCAACACGAAATTATAATTCAAGATCCGCAATACACTGACTACAAACTAATGGATCATTTAGATGCAGACGGCATTATTGTTTGCGTTCCAACTCCAACTACAGAGTACGGTGTTTGTGATGCTAGTATTATTGCAGACATTCTAAACAATGTTCCTGTATTCATGCCTGTTTTAATAAAGAGTACAGTAACTCCTGGTATTGCAGAAGGATTCAAAGAAATATATCCAGAGCATAGTATTTGTTACAGTCCAGAATTTTTACGAGCTAGTTCAGCAGACAGTGATTTCTTAAACCAACGATATGCTATTATCGGCGGCGAGGATCCTGAATACTTTTGGCATGAATTATTTCAAACTACATTGCCCAAGTGTAAAATTATACATCACTGCACTGAAGAGGAAGCCTGTTTAGTCAAATATACTACAAATAGTTTTCTAGCACTAAAAACAAGTTTCTTTAATCAGATATATGATATCTGTGAAAAGACAGGAATGAATTTTGATGTAGTAAGGCAGTTAATTAGCCAAGATGCACGAATTGGTCCAGATCACACTATAGTGCCAGGACCGGACGGATATCGCGGTTGGGGCGGACATTGTTTCCCCAAAGACACCCATGCATTTATCAAATGGACCAAGACCATAGGTGCACCAAGCAGTTTGGTAGAATCTGCTGTTGAATATAACAAAAATACAAGAAATAAGTCTTGACTTTTGTCAAAAACCTAAATATAATCATTAAACATGGAGAATCATATGAAAGATATTTTACAAGACCTAGTAGCACACACCCATTCACTAGGATTTATTCCGTTGGTTAAAGTTAGTTCATCTAACCAAGCAACTGAAATCGAAGCAATGGCCGAAGACCGTAGCGTCATTGTTAACGCTAAAACTAAGACACCGGTAGACGAACTCGAAGGTGTATTTGGTATGCCTAATCTTAATAAACTAGACATTCATTTAAAGTGTCCAGAGTACAAAGAAAAAGCCAAGATTAGTGTAGTTGTTGCTAACAGAAATGGTGAAGACATTCCAACAGGCTTACATTTCGAGAATGAAGCAGGCGACTTTGAAAACGACTATCGCTTTATGAGTACCGAGATTATTAATGAAAAATTAAAATCTGTTAAATTCAAAGGTGCTAAGTGGGATATCGAATTTCAACCTAGCGTTGCAGCAATTCAAAAATTAAAATTCCAAGCAAATGCAAACAGCGAAGAAAGTGTTTTCCAAGTTAGCACAGACAACGACAACTTGATTTTTAGCTTTGGCGATGCAAGTACACACGCGGGGTCGTTTACTTTCCACGCAGGCATTGCTGGTAAATTGAAACAAACATGGTCGTGGCCTGTAGTTCAAGTAATGAGTATTCTTAATTTGCCAGGCGATATTACTATGAAAATTGCCGATGTTGGTGCAATGATGATTACTGTTGATAGCGGTATTGCAAGTTACGATTACATTTTACCAGCGCAGAGCAAATAATCATGACTATCGAACAATTATTATACGCTAACATTGCTGCTGTAATTCTATTGGCCGCTGTCTATCATAGAACAGGTTGGCAAAAAGTTAAAGAATGCTACGGTATGTGGTTTACCAAAGAGTACTGGACTAATTACAATACTGTAGAATTTGTAAGTTGGTTTGCTAAAGCAGTTATTATTATTCCAGGATTAATTTTTGGCATAAGTCTATGGTGGTTATACTTTTTAACATTAGCTACTAGTCTAGCATTGATTTGGGCCAGTAATAAAAAGTTTTTGCCAACATTAGTAGGATTTAATACACTTTGGACATGGATTAGCTGTATGGTCCTAGCACAGCATTTAATAAAATGATAAATCTGTCTAAACTTTTTAACTGGGACAAATTTGAGACTATACCAGAAGGTGTTATGGCTCATGAAATTAAGGACGAAACTATAAGAAAAGAGATTGCAGAAAATTATGAAAGAAGGTATAATCCACCTGTAACTCCTTATACTAATCCAGAACAGTACGATCCGTTAAATCCGCCTAGTGGGTGGGCATACGACCCGTATTATGAATGTTGGATACAAACTGAATGAATAAAAACTTAACAGCGGCACAGAACGATTACGCATATTTTTTACCTGCAACTAGTGGATTTTACGCCACGTTTATAGGTAAACAGCGTTACGGCAATTATGTAGACCCTGCACGATTACCTAAGATATGGAATAACGGTGTGGAAGGTCTTAACTATTTAGAACCAGACAAGGGTCTGTTTTATTACGACCATTGCTTATATAGTGCAGGCCATGCAAACTTAGATCTCAATAAACAAGACGAAGGCGAGGACATGTTCCGAAATCGCAATCGTTCTACTAGCTGGGTACTAGGCGATTCTGGCGGTTTCCAGATCGGCAAAGGTGTATGGGAAGGTGACTGGAAAAATCCTAATTGCCCTAAAGCACAAAAGAAACGAGAACAAGTTCTTAAGTGGATGGATGCACTTATGGACTACGGAATGTGTTTAGATATTCCAGCCTGGGTAGCTCGAAGCCCTAATGGACAAAAAGCAACAGGTATTACAACATACGCAGAAGCAGTCCAAGGTACTTACATTAACAACGATTGGTTTGTAAACAACCGCAATGGTAATTGTAAATTTTTAAATGTTCTTCAAGGTGAAAATCATACTGATGCCGACGATTGGTATGATAGAATGAAAAAGTATTGCGATCCCAAAGTCTATGGAGACCGTGCATTTAACGGTTGGGCTATGGGTGGACAGAATATGTGCGATGTACACTTGGTCTTGAAAAGACTAGTGGCACTACGATTTGATGGGTTGCTTGAGAAAGGTCATCAAGATTGGATGCACTTCTTAGGCACATCAAAACTGGAGTGGGCATTACTGCTCACAGACATTCAACGTGCTGTAAGGAAATATCATAATGAAAACTTTACCATATCTTTTGACTGCGCCTCACCGTTTTTGGCAACAGCCAACGGACAAATCTACGTCCAAACAGAAATTGAAGACAGAAAAAAATGGCTCTACAGAATGTTGCCGTCTATTGATGACAAAAAGTACGCCACAGACACGAGGCTCTTCCAAGACGCAGTAGTACAAGACCAGTGGTTCAAATCATTTACTACTAGTCCTGTCATGGACGGTGTTGAAGTTAAAGATATTTGTATCTACAAGCCGGGCGACCTAAATAAAATAGGTAAAGAAGGCAAAACTAGTTGGGATAGTTTTAGCTATGCTATCATGATGGGTCATAATGTATGGCAACATATCAATAGTGTACAAGAAGCAAATCGCCAATATGATGCCGGACTGTGTCCAAATATGTTAGTTGACGAGCGTTTCCAAAGAACTTACTTCAAAGATGTTGTAGAAGCAATCTTTGCTACATCAAGCAAGGGCGATGCTGAAGATATTATCGAAGACTTCAGTAGATTCTGGATGGCTATTCCTGGTACTAGAGGTGCCGTTGGTAAAAAGACAGTAAACGCAAGTACTCAGTTTGCCGCTTTGTTTGATGAAGTCGACGATACTAGTGTACAATCAACACATGATGATGGTGAATTTACCGATGAGGAAGAATTAAAATTAGACCAGCTAGAATTACAGGTAAAAGAATGACATTACCAGACGAACGATACAGGGCAGTTGTACAGACGAAAAAGTTTCTCATTGATCTTTGTAGTCCTGACAGAACTCCACGGATACCTAAATCTATAAGACAACAAGCTAATAGCCTATTACGACACTATCCTAGCGATTGGGATATGGAACGTGCTTCTGAAGGTTCTCCGGATGTATTTCAAAAACAAATGGAAGTAGTCACTCGATTATTTGCACAATACGAACAATCTAAGGAAAATAAGAATGCGTAGTTTAATTATTGGTATGGGTTTTGGACAACTTTATAAATCTATTTTAACTAAAATGGGTCATGAAGTTATAACTGTAGATGGAGATATTTCAAAATCAGCAGACTTTCCAACGGTCGAATCTGCTATTTTTTCTTATGGTCAATTTGATACTGTTAATATCTGTACTCCTAACTGCACACATTTAGACCTTGCTATTAAACTAGCACCTTTTAGCAAGATTATATTTGTTGAAAAACCTGGAGTTAAGGATAAAGCCACTTGGCAAGGACTTATTGATAATTTTCCAAATACACGTTTCATTATGGTTAAAAATAACATGTGGCGTGATAACATTGTAGAGCTCAAACAAAAGGCAATCAATGCTAAAAAAATTAAGTTTAACTGGATTAACAGAGATAGGGTACCTAATCCCGGAAGTTGGTTCACTGATAAAAAATTAGCTTTTGGTGGAGTTAGTAGAGATTTAATGCCTCACTTATTAAGTCTGTATGTGGCACTAAACCCCAATTGGGAAACTGATATGCTAGACGGTTATAGTGCTATAACACGTTGGCAATTATCAGACCTTGCTAATACAGATTATGGAACAGTAAATCTAAACGGAATTTACAACGTCGATGACAAATGTCGTTTTTCTTTTAATTCTAAATGGGATTTAGAAGCAGACTGGCGTCGAATAACTGACGAGAAAATTAATATTGAATTTACCAATCAAAACAATACCGTTGATACGTTTGAGCTAGGGCTGTGTCCAGAATATGCATATGAATCAATGATATCAGATGCTATTAAAAATATAGCAAACGCCCAGTTTTGGGAAGAACAAGAAAAAATTGATTTGTGGATACACGAGCGAATTGAAAACATATGATAGTTAAATGTTTACAAACAATTGGTCAAGGTAAGTTTACAGAAGTAGACTACGATAAGCCCAATCCAAACTCTAACGAGATTGAGGTAAAATCTTTACTTACGGGTGTTTGTCGTAGCGACATCGATATGATGAATGGAGACTTTGGGCCATTACCATTACACATGCAGGGTCACGAAGGACTAGGCACAGTGACTAAAGTAGGTGCCAGTGTAATGAATGTTAAAGTTGGTGATATTGTTGCTACTCGCGGAGAACCTGCCTACGCAGACTACTATAATAGTAGAAATGGAGAATTTGTAGTTGTACCTGAATCACATCCACGCTATATTTTGGAACCAGTTGCTTGTGGTATCAATTTAATTAACCAAGCAAAAGACCAAATTGAAAAACGCCAAGGTGCTTATTCAAGAATGCTGATACTTGGTAGCGGATTTTTAGCATGGGTTGCTTTTCATACTATGCGATTAAATGGTTACTTTTATCATATAGATGTTGTAGGCAACAGTAATAAAATGTTGTGGGGAGATATTCTAAAATCAGAAACAGACGCCAATTATGATGTCGTAATTGATCTAAGTAGCAGAACAGATGTTTTTGATAAAGATATATTAAGAGAAAATGCATTAGTTATTTTTGGTGCTCAAAAAACAGTCACTACTGATTTTTCAAAATTACTTTGGAAGGCTTGTACTATGACATTTCCAAGTCCAAGAAATCCAGAATTTATTGACTGTATGCACTTTGCTAAACATTGGATTGAAAACGGTTATCTAGAGGTTGATTCTTTTTGGACAAAAGGTTATAATCGTACTACAGAGTGGCAACAGGCATTTGCGGATGGTATGGATCGTCCAAATGGCTACAGCAGAGGCTATGTTAAATGGGATTGAATACAGAAGAACGACAAGGTGTAGTTTACTTTACAGGATACGAAGTAGAACACACTATTGCCTACGGAATGTACACACTATTTGTAGTTGGTACTCCTCCACTAGATGAAATTCTACAATGGGCAGAACATTGTCAAGTCAAGCAAATTTACTTTGGAACTAGTCAAAGTTTTAATCCTAAGAGTATCTCACATGCAGAATACAAACCTTGGGATGATGTTATCCTTGGATGCTTAAAAGCAGGATACTGGGTTGCGTTAGACTTTGGTGTTGAACACATCGAAGGTGTTATCGAATCTGGATATTCTGAATATGAAAAATTTATTCCTATGATTAGTGTTAAGTTGCCGTACATTAATCAATTAAACTACAATGCAACACTCAAACTAGATGATAAAACATGGGGTGCTACAAACCCGGGTGTTTGGACTCATCACTTACAAAGCCTAATGGGTAAAGATAAATTTACCTATTGGGATCAATATACTCAAGATTCAGAAATAACACCAAATGATAATTAAACAAGATATTAGACCTAACAAAATGATTTGGGTTACCTTTCAAAAAGAAGGTACACATAAATATCCTGCGGCGCTTACAGATCCAAATCTAGCTACAGGAGATGAATATGACGTATCGTTTTTGGGTTACCCTCATCGCCACATCTTTCATTTCAGGGTGTGGATCGGTGTGTCACACAATGATAGGGACATCGAGTTCATCCAGTTCAAACGATGGCTCCTATCGCTGTATAATGGTCAAGGTTCCGTTTTAAGCCTTGACTACAAGAGTTGTGAGATGATGTCGGACGACTTGTATAACATCATCGCACATAAGTATCCAGGCCGAGAGGTTTGGATTGAGGTCTCCGAAGACGGAGAAAATGGTTCATTTATCAAATATTGAAAGAGGCTATAATGGCTAAGAACTACAACGATTACAAATACTTTGAAAATCGTCCCGACGTCGTTAAAATTTTTAACGACTTAGATAAACTACTCGACTTTTGTCGAATTGAGCTTCTGCCGTATGATCCGGCAGATTTGTACAACCGCCAAAGTAAAGTGTGGCAATCTTATGAAAGAGCCACTAGGCCACGTAAGCCATGGAACGGCGAACGCAAGCCATACCAAGGCAAAAATCCAAGATACAACAATGGCGAACGTTTTTCTCATTGATCTTGAAGCAGTAGAAACAAGGTACACGGGTCAATGGAAGACCCATGTACCGCATCTCCTACGAAAGAGAGGTCACAATGTTCAAATTATATCTGGCCCTACGGATATCCCTTCTGCAACCACTCCAGGCGCTTTTCTTAATTTTGGTGGGACTAATATATATAAGTCTGCTCAAGTTGAGCAAATGGGGCGTTTATTTTGTAACGGAGCCGTTCATCCCGGCGATCACTTTATTTTTACTGATGCTTGGCACCCGGGTATCATAAACTTAAAATACATGAGCGAGTTATTGGGTATTCCAGTAACCACACACGGCCTGTGGCATGCTGGCAGTTATGATCCTCAAGACTTTTTAGGACGACTTGTTGGTAGTAAACCTTGGGTTAGAAATGCCGAGAAGAGTTTTTT